CGGTGTGACTCAAAAGGGAACGCTATGGGAGACGGAACCTATATCAAAGTGTCTGGAACATGGAAGGTGGACAGGACGTTAAACAGCTCCAACATCGCGACCAGCATAAAAATAGAGTACAAGAAAACGAGTACCGGATCCTTAGTCAAAGTCAGTGAAACGAAGCCAAATGCAGCAAGTGGGGAAATTTCGTCTGTAATAGGAAATGGACAAATATCTGCATCGTATGTGTATTTTGTGATTGTTACAATCACAGACTTAAACGGAAACAAACAGGAAGAAGTGATTGTTCCCGCGCAGTTCCGGGCGTTGGATGTTGCAAATAAAGGCAGGAGCATTGCTTTTGGTGGAACAGCAAGTGACAGAGAAGAGGGATATGATTTCTATCAAGATGTGAGGTTTCACGGAAAGTTATTACTGGGAGATCAAGAATTGATGGGGATCAAGGAACATGATTCCGGACAGGTGAGAGGGCCGTACTCCAATGTAAACAGCAGTAATCACGTGCAGGTGTGGTTGTATAAGATCGGCAAGATCGTACACTGCAAAATTGAGATGCTGGCGCAGTTTCCGAACAGCGGGCCTTTCAACGATTTTGACGAGGTGGCCATCCCGGAAGAATTCCGGCCGAAATATCACGTATTTTGCGCGTGCCCGGAAGTAGTCGCAGGGACGATCATTGGAACTGGAAGATATCGTATAGGAGACAAGATTTCTCTGGATGTGGAAAAGAAAGATTATGCAGAGCGAACGATTTGTACATCTTGGATTGCATCGTCTTAGGAGGGTACATGGAGATTAGGGCAAGACCGTGAGGGTCTTATTTTTATACTTAAAACCAGAAAGGAAAGTGAGGATATGAAGAAAATGGAACAGTTAGCAAATGTAAAAGCGTTTTTATGCATGGTATTCGGAGCTATTGCAGGAGGTTTCGTAAACCTGATCGGAGGATGGTCCGAGGACTTGACTACATTACTTATTTTTATGGGTGTAGATTTTGTACTCGGGTTGCTGATCGCTGCCTTTTGGAAAAAGAGCAACAAATCAGAGAACGGTGCGCTAAGCAGCTACTCTGCATGGAAAGGTCTGTGCAGAAAAGGGGTATCCCTACTGATCGTACTTATTGCATACCGATTGGATGTCACTCTCGGCGTAGACTACATCCGTACAGCGGTAGTACTGGCATTTATAGCAAATGAGGGGATCTCGATTTTGGAAAATGTTGGAATTATGGGCGTGAAATATCCGGAAGCGTTAAAAAAAGCACTGGATGTTTTAACAAATAAATCACAGGAGCAGGAGGGCGAGTAATCGTCCTCTTTTATTGCGCGACATCGCACTAGGAGGTGAGAACATGAGCGAACAGAACGAATTTGGCAGAGTATCCGTAGAGGAACTGGAAAAGGCATTCGAGGCAGAAGAACAGGAGGAAGAGAAAGAATGAGTATCTGTAGAGGAATTGCCGGCAGGAGAGGGATGAATCCTGTCGGTATTTTTATCCACAACGGGGCAGACAGCCAGAACGCAACATCGGAATACTATAAAAACTACTTGCAGAGAGCGAACTTGGAGAATGGATTTGCGCATTATTATGTTTGTAGTGATGGAATTCTGCAAGCAGAGGATGATTCAAACTGCGCTTGGCATTGCGGCGACTTAAACGGAAATCTTAATTTCTTGGGAATAGAAGTATGCCAGAGTATGGGCGATCTGAATGTATTTAAAGCGAATGAGGAAAAAGCATTACAGTTGGCAGCACAGAAGTGCAAGCAGTATGGAATTACACCAAGTGCAAGCACGATCATGCTGCATCAGGAGGTGTTTGCAACCGCTTGTCCGCACAGATCAGTGGAGATTCACGGCGGCGCAGCGCAGACAAAAGCCTATTTTATTAACCGTATCAAGGAGCTTATGAACGGAAACCAAAGCACAACAACAGATCAGGAAGGAGAAGAGACTATGCAGTGTATGTTTACGGTGAAAGGAAAAGGATGTGTTTATTGGATGCATGATGGAGTGGTTACAGCTTTAGCACACCCTGACGAGTTAAAAATCATTCAGCAAATTTATAAGGATAACTATGGACATGATATGCCATGTTACAGTTGGAGCAAGCCAGCGCCATGGCATATTAGGCTGATGGAACCATTATATCGTGAACCCGTAAAATCTATTTAATAAAAATCCCCTCGGAGATCAGCTCTCTGAGGGGAATAATATTATTTTCTATCAAAATGTATTTTTAATAAATTCAATTCAAACCCCTCTGTGCTATAATATATGTAGTTAATACAAGAGGGGGAACAAGTATGGAATATCAGATCTACGAATCTTACGATACATTTTTGCTTTACCAAGAGTTTTTGGAGATACCAGGTAATACTTTTAAGTTCCGGTTGCCAGAAGGGATGATCCTGACAACCGAAATGATGCACATCTTTTTACGGGCTGCGTATATGAGTGTTGGACGGATGGAGTTGTCGTCCTGAGAATATTGTATCAATCTTATTTTTATCAAAAAGTTACTACTTATTTAATGTGTATTAGTTGCATCTTAGATGTGCGAAAGAACTGGCCCATATGGAAATGATTTGTGCCATTGTGCATCAGCTGACGAAAAATCTTTCTCCGGAAGAAATTGAGAGATCCGGGTTTGCTCCATACTATGTAGATCATACTCTGGCATTGTGGCCACAGGCTGCAAGCGGAGCACCGTGGACTGCAACCTATTTTCAGTCAAAAGGTGATCCGATTACAGATCTTCATGAAGACCTCGCTGCAGAGGGTGCGATTGTATAAAGACAACATTGAGGTTTTAAAAGAAAGTTCCCGATAATCTGGCATACTAGCTGCCAGATATGAGAACCCTAGAAATTCCAATGTATTTCAATAGGTACTTCCTTAGTTACAGGGTCTTTTTTGCCAACCAATACATAATCAATCAGCTTTTCAACCGTTTCCCTGTCTAAGTGTTCAAGATTTGTATATTGCTCGATTAACTGTCGTCTGTTGTCGCCAATCAGCATTTTTCTTTCAATAACATCAAGCTGTTTCTGCGTATCAATCATCAGTTTTTCGAGCCTTTCTTTTTGTGTTGAGAAGTCTTTGGATAAATCCAAGTAATCAAGTTCGGAAAGAATACCCTTTACCTTATCTAAATATAATTCTCGGATTCCTTTTGTATATTCCGCAATCTTTTTTTGATAAGCAGCAATCTCCGTTTCCAGAGCTTCTTTTTGACCTCGCAAGTCATTGTTGAATTGCACATTTTGTTCAAGCTCATCTTTGTCAAGATATTCTGCGGATAACTTATTAAGTTCATCAATCACAGCTTTTTCTAATTTGTCTACTGAAATGAAAGAACCTATACAAGCGTCCTTTGCTACATGGCGGTTAGAGCATTGTAAATAATGCTTACCATGATTCTTTGACGAACGCATTGTATAACCACAATTCATACAGCGAGCTTTTCTGGCAAATAAACCGATTGTGCCAACTGTGAAAGGTTTTGCCTTTTGAGCTACCAATGCTTGAACCCTATCCCATAACTCACGGTCAATAATCGGCTCATGTGTACCCTCAACTCTGTACCACTCGTCTTTGGGTCTGGGTTTGTTTTGCTTTGTCTTATAAGAAACGCTGCCATATTTCCCTTGAACCATATTCCCGATATAGATTTCATTCACCAACATATCTGATATGGCAAAATATTTCCATAGGGTACTGTTTTTCGTTTTAGGCTGCTTGTAACGCAAACCATGAAGTCGTTTGTATTCCGTAGGGTTTGGTATTCCTCTGTCATTCAGCATACGGGCAATGGCGGTCTTTCCATATCCCTGTGAAAACAGTGTAAAAACTTCTCTGACAACTTCCGCAGCTTCTTCATCAATAATCAAATGCCCTTTTACGTCAGGGTCTTTTTTGTAACCATACAGAGCAAAAGCACCGATATGGTGTCCGTTCTTTCTTCTGTCAGTGAGAACGCTTTTAATGTTCTCTGACATATCCTCCAAGTACCACTCATTCACCAGACCGTTAATCTGTCTTGATTTCTTATTTCCTTTATTAGCGGTATCTGCATTATCAACAATGCTGATGAAGCGAATACCCCAAATAGGAAAAAGACCGTGGATATATTTTTCCACTAATTCTAGTTCTCTGGTAAATCTGGATTGTGTCTTACAAAGGACAATATCAAATTTACGATTCTTTGCGTCCTCCAACAACCTGTTAAATTCTGGTCGTCGTCTGTCAGAACCATCATCACTGTATATGTTGTAGACTTCCCAACCATGCTCTAATGAGTATTGAAGTAACATTGACTTTTGATTCTGAATACTGTTACTGTCGTCTGTTTCTGATTGTTTGTTTCTATCTTCCTCTGATAAGCGGCAATAAATAGCAACTCTTGATTTTGATTCTATCATGCTTCGTTCTCCTTTTTGAGAAGACGAAACAAACTATCTCTACATAATGTTATTATAACATCTTGTAGGATAGTTTGTCTATCATCTGGCAGGAGTTGCCCTTCCTTTATTTTTTTCATATTGATTTATCAACTCTATCCATTTTAGAGTAAATGCTTTTGTAAACGCCGCTTTATCACAATTTTTAAAAACATTCTTGCAAACTACCTTTGCGTCATTTGCCATTGAACCACCTCACTACAATATATTTACAAAGTATGCAAAAATGCTTGTACATTATGAAAGAATTTGTCTATAAAGTAAGAAGTAATCAGATGGCTTTGGAAAGCTCCACTGGAATTTCACCATTCCCATTCTGATGGGTGAACCGCACCATGCGAGTGTATCATTATTCTGATATACGGGTCATGGCAGCAACTTTTCCAACAGTCGCTTACGGATCACTGGCGTGGTCGCTCGCTTCTTTATCCCTCCTTTTCATGGGTCATGGCGTTCCAGTCCGTCGGCTCACCGCATATCAAACGTATCTGATTACTTTATTCAATTTTCAAAGAACACTTGTAAAACGGAGCTGGAATGAGGTGGTATCACACTCCGTATATATTCGCTTATTTCACTCTGACTTCAAAACCTAGAATTGCTTTAATAAGGGCAGCTCTAATTCTGCCTTTCAGTTCCATATCGACCACAATATACATATTTCCGTGTTCATCATAGAACGGGCGTAAACTTGCTTTTGATATGTAAGCGTCATAGTGATTTAAAATTTTCTCTATTGCCACTTCGTCGCCATCAGCAGCTAAACTGATTGTGGAGAATAGAGGACACTTTTTTGTAGACTTCATCATGTTATAATTCCTCCTCGTACATATCTCTAATGAGCTTTAGTGAACACATTCTGTTTCTATAAACAGAGTTTCTGGAAATATCCAAAATCTCTGCGATTTCTGCGTCTGGTAATTCCAGAAAGTAGAACATCAACACAACATTGCGTCGTCTTTCACTTAATTTTTTGATTGCTTCACATAATTTCTCATCATAGACACGAACTTCTGTACCGAACACATCAAAGGAAGTAAATTCAAGCGAGTATTCGTCCGATACACCCAACTGGTTTAATTCCAGCTCTGGTATTTCACAGAAAGATATTTCATGCTTTGCACGTCTGGCAAGTTCTTTGTTGTAGTTCTTTACAGTTCTGCCAATCACCTTACGAGCCAGACAGTCAAATTGAAGTCTTATAGCGTTCTCAAATGAAGAAGGTTTCATAATCTCACCTCCTTTCAAGTTG